CTGGTGAGGACGCCGTCGATGACGTTGAGGGTGCCGCCCTGTGTCAAGGTCTCGCCGAGCTCGATCGTGTAAACCTGTTGCGCGTCGCCGTTGCCGTCCGCGACTGTTATGGTCACACTATCAAAGCCGACAGGGTCAGCGGGTAAACTACAAACGCACTCGAGAAGGGGCTCGTTTAACGGCGTGTTGAAGACCGCGACCGCTCCCGATGCTGCGCCCGTTTCCGTGATAGTCTTCGGAACGATGCAATAATATAAGTCTGAGCCGTTGGTCCACAGATCGCCGACGTCATACGGCGGGACGGGCTCATTTATAAAGACGCGTTTCTTGCCCTTGCTCAGAGCCTCGGCCTCCGATGCCGTTGCTGAGGCATCTGCGACCGCCGCGGAGTTGTCCGCGATCGTGTCCGCGATGTTTGTCTTGGCATCTCCGAACTCGGTCTCGATGTACCTGTTGCGAAGTACGTCCCACTTGACGCGGATGCACTTGACGGACGCCGTCACTCCATACGCCTCAAAGTAGACATTGACCATGTCACACAGGTCAACGCGGTCGAGGAGCTGGCCGCTCTGAATAAAATTCAATGTAAAATTATTTTTGGGTGTTGTGAGGTTGTGGCTTGAGATATAAGCCGCCGCCCACGTGTCGAGGTCAGCGCTCGAGGGTGCCGTTTCGTAGTCCTCGGAGGCATCCAGTATTAAAACGCGCTTGGTGCCCGACAGTCCTGTCGCGACCTCCGAGCCCGTGACCGTGATCTCGTCGCTCTTAAAGAACGCGAGCACGTGCGTATACATGTTTGAACAGTCCGCAGTCTGGTCGAACTCCGTGAGGTTCTTCCCGTACCTGATCGACGTGCGCGGCGTAGTGACGCCCCTGTTTTCCTTGAGGACCGCCGAAAAGTTGTTATAATACCACTCACCGCCGCCGTAGACGTCGAGGAGGCTCCCCTTTTTGCCGCCGAACCATGAGCGCACACTTGACGGCTCTGTTATTTCAAAGTCGCCCGCCGTGTTTTTGTCCGTTGTTATTGAGAAGTTGCCAGCCTGAGCCTCAAGCAAGGCGCACGCGCTCGCGCAGTTGTTCGCCGTGCCGGATGTGATCGCCTTACCACTGAGCGCATAACTGGAATGTTCCGCGTTAATTGTAAAACGGCCGTTTAATACCTTGCCGACCTTGTAGATCTTGAAGAGCTGAGGCGCGTCCGTATAATTTGGCTGTGCCTTGATATAGCGCCCGACAGCGATCTCGTCCGCGTGTATACCTTGCGCAGCGTATGTCATGGTCAGCTCATATATTGAGTTGCGAGCCTCTTCGACATAACACTCGAGCGCATCGGTCAACGTGCCGAGCCCGAAGTCACTCGGGACGGCGCCCTCCGTGATGCTTGCGTATAAAATCGGGACCATAGCGGCGCCCCTCCTTATTAAATAGTGAAATATCTGGGTGTGATCTCAACGCCGACGAGGGAGCCCGTGACATTGATGCCGATGCCGTTGGCACCGGGAGCGATGACAGGAAACGCGCCCGAGATCTTGCTGTTCTTGTTCTCAGCCTCGAGCCTATATGCGTTCATTGTCTCGCAGTCGATATATAGAAAATCATCGACTTCGGCCGTGATCGTGACGCCGTTGATGCTGAGTTCGACAGTGCCCGACGCCTCGATATATATAAGCGGCTTGGATGCGAACGCGGTCGGGTTCGTGAGTGTGTCCCCGTCGTCGACCTCGATCGCCGTCGTGCCCGACTTCAAAAACCGCTCGGGCCTACATGTGAAAGTCAGCGAGCTCTCGCCGTACTGGAGGAGCTCATTTGTAAAATCGTTTGACCCTGAGTAATAAGCCAGACGAAAGACGTCGGGCTCAAAATTGTCCTCAAGTCGTGTATATCCTTGTTTAGAAAACAGCCACGCCGAGACCGCGCTCACCTTGTCGCTCAGTGTCTCATTGTGGGCCGTGTCTTCGCTTATCCATACGTTATAAGTGCGGACGGTATCGTCGAACGCACCCTCGTCAAATAAGACCGCGCCAGAACGCCCCGGGACGTTGACCGCCTCGATGCGTCTGGTCGGTTTATCATAAGCGGGCGCCCGACTGACTACCATGCCACAGTCAGTCGAGGCGACCCCGCCCCAAACTATCAGACCTTGTCTGTTAGTCAGCGAGTTAAAAAAGTTAGGCATAAACAGCGCCCCTCCTTGTTGTCATGTCTTGGAGTTTTTCCGCGATGATCTCCGCGAGCTGGTTGACGTTCTGGCCCTCGGCTCCGTAGACGTTTATGACCACGTTGCCGCCTGTGTAGGTCGAACCAGAGCCCGCGAGTGAGCCCTCGACTGTGCCGTGGGCCGTGATGTCTGCGCTCATTGATGCCGTCATCGCGTTCATGGATGCCGACGCGTCAGCCTCGAAGTCGCTCATGGTGTCCGAGTAGCCAATGACATAACCCTCGGCCGAGTAGACGCCCAACTGTTCGAAGACCTTAGACGGCGAGTGGATGCCGAGGACGTTCTTGAGCCCTCCGACGATCTTGCCGCCGAGGTTCTTGACCGTTTCGACGGCCTTCTTGCCCGCGTCCGTGATGCCTTTTATAAGTCCTTGAATTAAGTTCTTGCCCGCCTCGAGCGCCTTGCCCGGGAGTTCGCCGAGTTTCTTGAATACGTCGACCACAAAGCCGCCGATCTTGCCGAGTGTCTCGGTCAGCCACGGCCCGAGCTTTGAGCCGATCGATGTGCCGATGTCCTTGAGTAGCCCGAGGATGTTCGCGCCGAGCTTGACAATGACGCCGCCGATCTCGGGGAGCGCTTTAACAAGTGCGACAACCACGGCCCCGACTATCTGGAGCGCCGCCGTGACGATCATCTTGACATTCTTGGGGTCTGTGAGGCTCTGCGCGATCTGGCCGACGATGTTGACGATAGCCGGAATTAAGATCGGGAGCGCATCCGCGAGACCGCCCGCGATCGTGCTGGCGAGCTGTAAAATGCCGTCGACGAACGTCTTGGCATTGTCACCGCTCGCGAGCCAGTTAACGAGGTCCTTTGTCATGTCGAGGAGCGCCGTGATCAATACGGGCAAGCACGTCATCAAAGCCGACGCGACGCCCTTGACGCCTTCGCTGATTACGGGCGTGAGCTGAGGGCTGAGAGAACTCAGCATTAAAAGGCCCGACTGTATGAACCCGAAGGTCGAGCTGACGAGCTGGGGGAGCATCGGCGCAAAGCCAGAGAGTAGGCTGTTGACTATCGTGCCCGCTATGCTGAAAAACTGCGGGGCCGCGTTGGTGAGGTTCGTGATGATCTGCTGGAGCCCCGTCTGTATCTGTCCGACGCCTCCCGCGTTGCCGCTAAACACGGACGAGAGCCCGTTCATCACGGCACTAATGCCGGGCAAAAACTGGCCCATTAGGTTATTTTTGACGCCCGTGAGAGCCGTCTGCATGTTGAGGAGTTCGTCCTGATAACTTGCCGCGTTTTTGACGGCCTCGTCAGACATAACGCCGCCGAGGTCGTGGACCTGTTGACGTAGTGCCTCCGTGTCGGCCGCGCTTGAGTTGAGAAGTGCGCCGAGTTCCGTCGCGCCCTTGCCGAGTAGCTTGTTCGCGATGACTGTGCGCTGACCCTCGTCTTGTATGTTCTGGAGCCCCTTGATCGTTGCCGCAAAGAGGTCATCCTTTGACATGTTTGCGAGATCGTCCTGACTAATGCCTAACTGTTTGAACGCCGCATCACCGCCCTCGGCCGCTTTGGTGAGCTTGAGCATCGACGTCTTCATGCCGTCAATGCTTGCGCCGTTTCTCTTGAGAATATAGTCCCATTCTTGATAACTCTGGGCGCTTATCCCCATTTTTTGGCTGTTCTTGTCGATAGCATCGCCGAGGGTTGCCGTGCTGTTAGCCGCGTTTATAAATGCCTTGCCCGTTGCGATAGCGCCAGCCGTTGCCGTTGCGAGGGCTCCCGTGATCACGCCCGCCGCGACCTTGATGCCTTTGCCGAGGCTCTCGCCGAGTGTCTTGCCTGACTTTTCGCCCGTGCTCTTGGCGGCGGGTTCGACGACTGCGCCCATTTCGGTCGCGATCGTTTTCTGCGAGCCTTCCATTGACGGCACTATCGTCACAAACGCCCGAGCGACTTCGATGTGATCGTTAGCCATGTCTTGCCCTCCTGTTGAACCATGCAAAAAGCTCGGAGGCTGGCATCGTGCCCGTCCCGAGCTTTCGCTTTTTATCTTCACCCTTGCCCGGTCTCGGGTAGGGTTTTGTTTTCGCTTTTTTCTTGCCTTTGCTCATCCAGTAAATGAGATCGGCGTGAATAACTTGTAACAAGTCAAAAATGTCCGCGAGCATGACGTTAGTCTGGAGTGTGGTCTCCCACCCTGTCGACTTGCCGAGATCTCGCGCGAGAGCGCTGTCGCTCCCGAGGTTTTTAATGAACGCATAGAGGGCGCCCCACGAAAGAGCGCCCCCGATGTCGTCCGTTTTGTAGTTGGTGCGGGTAATTAGGTCGTAGTTTAACGCCTCGCCGTGCTCTTCAACGAACCGAGCGAGGCCGATCATTCCCCCACTTTCACGCCGCTCGCCTTCTCGCTCTCATCGTTCCACGCCTTCGCGATCTGGTTCTGCGCCCCGGTTGTGAGGTTGTCCCAGATCTCCGCGCCGATGTGTTTCTTGAAAAACTCAGCGAGCGCATCCTGTGTGGTGAGCTTTTCGAGCTCTGGCCTTTTCAAGCCAGTAGCGAGCGGCACCTTGTAGGTCTTGCCGTCGATGTCAAATTCAATGACCTCGACGATGTTCTGAATTTTAATTGCTGGCATGGTTTTCGTCCTCCGTTTTTATGACGTCTGTCCGTCGTCCTTCATAAAGGTCCACGCGGCGGCCTCGATCGTTGCGGTCCATGTGATCGCCTCGGTCGGGCTGAACGTAATATCATCGACCTCGCGGACGATGCCGTTTGAAGTTCCGAGCATGAGAGTATCATCGCCGTCCTTCATAATGAAAAGGAACGCGGCGGGTGATGCTGAGACGCCGGGAGCGACTTCGACAGAAACGAGTGCGCCGTGGTCAACGGTTGCAGCCGAGGTTGTGACGTTATCCTTGCCGAAAATGGTCTCGAGTGTGCTCTGGTTCGTATACATGAGGGGAGCCTCGACTGTGCCGCCCTCGTCGGATGCGATGAGCCTCTCGACTTCTTTCGCCCAGTTGCGGAGCGGGTCGCTGTCCTTGCCCGTGCTCCATGTTATACCGTCAGCGGAAACGGCGCCCGCGAGGGTCCAACCTGAGAGCCCTGTCGTGTCTGTCGGATAGCTGGGGAGCGCGGTGCCCTTCGGCGCTGTGTAAAACATACCAGTCGCGAGACCGATGCCGAGATTAACATTGTTAGATGCCATTTGTTTTGGCCTCCTTTTTTATTTTTTCGCTATTGTGTACGCCTCGCGGTGAACAGTGACGAGCACCGTCGCCGTGCAAAGTTTTAAGTCCGGGCGCACGGGGTCAGCCCCCCACCTTGCCAGACTGTTTATGGTGACATGTCGAAGAGCTCCGACTTGGTTCTGTGCCTGAGCCTCGAGCACGCCGAGGGCGTTGCTCAAAGTATCAAACGCGTCCGCATCGGTCTCAGCTCTTGCGTCAAGGGTGACGACGAACGTGTCGATCGTGTCCGAAGATCTCCCGCCCGTTGCCGTGACGAGCACGTTCGGGAGTTTGTAAGACTTCGGGAGCGGTCTGGCGTATGCCGTGATGTAGTCCTTGAGCGCGAGCCTGACCTCGTTCTCGATGTCAACGGGTTTTAATATGTTCATGTGATCGCCCTCGTTAAAATCTTGTCTTCGGCCTCAGCAGCCGCCGCATAACTGTCCGCAGTTGAAACAAACCCTATCCAACGGCCGCCGCCGTAGCCTCCGATCTGTGTGTTCGAGCGGATGCCCTCAGATGCGTCTACGTTGTCGAGAGTGACCGCGTCATAATTGTCGACGGCTCTGTCCCTGATCGCGTCCGTGGCGCTCTGTACGACCACACGACAGCCCTCGGAGGTTAATATCTGACGAAAACCCTCGGAGTTAAAAACGATGCGCGTCTGTTTCATGTCAGCCCTCCCACTTTCTCAAAGTGAGTTGTACGTTTGAACGCGTCAGCGGTGCCGTCCACTTCTTAGGCTCGCCGTCGATCGTGTACGTCTCACCCTCGAAAACGATGCGGTCGCCCGCCAGTACGTCAGAGCCTTCGGGCAAGTATGCCGTCAATGTCTCAGATATACCGAGGACGCGCTCGTCCTGAGAGAGTGATGTGCTCGTAGGTTGCACAGAGCACCCGACAATGTCGAGAGTGTTGGCGTGCTCCCAGTCTGGAACCTCCGAGCCGCGCATGTCGATCGTGCCCGTCGCGCGGATGCGCGTGATCGTCTGCGTGCAAAATAAAGGGAGCATTTAAAACACCCCCCTCACTTTGTACGGGTCGAGGATAGCGCGCGCATTTGTCGACAGTGATGTCGAGCCGGATGCCGTGAGCGCCGTGTTGTATGACACAGACACGCCTCCCGCCGCCTCCGAGTTGATGCCGTATGTGTTAGTCAATGCGTGAGTGACACAGGCCGCACAGATCTCTTTAACAACGGGGACCGCAGTGTCAACAAAGCCCGCCGCATATTCGATATACAACTTGCTTTTTCTGTCGAGTGCTCCCACGTCGAAAACCCTGACGAGCCCGCTCCCGATGTTGAAGTCAATATTTTCGGCGTCAACGATGTCGCCGTCGATGCTGACCTCATCGATCTCGGTCGCGAACGTGGTCGGGAGCTGAACGAGAAGATCACGCCCGACAAATGCGTCTCGAAGATCGCGCACGTTGTAAGTCATCGCGCACCTCAGCGACGGCGAAATGTGCCACCCGCAATAATTACGGATAGCCGCCGACGCGCTCGCGATGTTCGGCACGATGCGCACGTCAGAGCCAAATTTATTATTTGTATAGTTGGCGAACTCCACCGGGGTTATTATGTCGCCGATGTTCTCGGCGTCTACGATATAGCCCCACGGTGTCGGGTTCGGATGTAAAAATTCGCTCATTTGTTCGCCCCGGCCTTTCTTGATTTGTTTGCGGGTGCCTTTTTCGCTTTGGTTTCAACCTTTGCGGGTTCTTCGACCTTCTCGGGTTTAACCTCGACGGGTTCGGTCTTCTTTGCGGGCGCCTTTGCTTTGGTGTGGAGCACAGCGCCAGCGGGGACCTTATCGTCGGCGAACTTGTAAAGGCGTCCGTTGAGTTCGTAGGTCTTCATGTGCGAGCCTCCTCTCTTGAAAAATAAGGGGAGACCGCGAACGGCCTCCCCGCTTTTTCAGTTTTCAATTAAGATTTAGCCTCAACACTGTATACGCCCTTGAGGTCTACGACAGCGCAAGCAAGGCGCTCCTCGCCGACGAGTGTGACGCGGTTATAAATTGCGTCGTCCTCGTTCTGCTCGAAGAGCCTGACGTCGATGCCGCCCTTCTTCCAGATCTTGACAGCCTCACGTGCGGCAACGATAGCCTCGCCGCTTGTGATGTCTGAGGATGCGACAACGGGCACGCCCCAGATAGTAGTCGGCATTGTGTACTGACCGTTGCCATATGCGCCTGTGAAATAACCGCCGCCGATATACTGCTTGTTGGCGTCCTTTGCACTCATAAGAGCATAAAGGTCTGCGGGGTTAACGAGAACGATAGAGGCGTCATAAGCCGAGCCGCCCTTGATGCCGAGGATAGCGCTGAGGATGCCGTCGGCGAGTGTCTCGTTGTTTGCTGTGTCGTACTCAGCGGCGCCGATGCCGGATGTGCCAGCGATAGCGCCGACGATAGTGCCGTCTTCGATCTTGCCGATCTGATAAATGAGAGAGTTCTGAACCTCAGACGCGAGCCATGCGTTGTCGGAGATGATCTCGTCGCTCTCCTTGATGTAGGCGGCGATCTTGCTCAGCGGGAGAGTGATGCCCTCGAACGATGTGGAGTTCTGGGGCTTTTTAGCGCTCTCTGCTGTGACTGCGGGAACGCCCTCATAAGCGCCCTGCAAAAAGTATGTGATAGCGTTACCGCTGACTGTTGCGGTTGTGAAATAGTCGGCAACGGCGCGGCGTGTGGGCTGAGGTGCGACAGTCCTGTCGATGTCGTTAACCTGTACGGATGTGACTACATCGGTCGCAGCCTTGAGGTGCATCTTGACGCCGCTCTTTCTGTCTGACATTTCGCTTGCTGATTTAACAAAAGTTTCGATCTCGTTCATTTTCTTCTCCTCCGTGGGGTCTGTGTTGGTTTCTTCGGGGTTTCCGATAGTCTTGAGAAGAGCCTCAGCCTTTTCGGCCTGTGCGCACTTCTCCGTGAGCTCGTCGATCTCCTTGACGAGTGCCTCGCCTGTCGCGATCGTTTCGTCGGTCACGTCTTCGGCTTTGAGCATCGGCTCGAGATCAATGAGCGCCTGTTTCTTTTCTGCGAGCTGTTCCTTGATAGTCATGGACTTAGCCCTCCTTTGTTGTTTTGATCTTTTCCAGAAGTGCCTCGGCTCTTTTCAAGTTGTCGGTGTCCGTCGGTTCCTTTGATGCCTCATTGACCTCGGGCTCGACCTCCTCGGGCTGTGCCTCGTCTTCGGGTTTATCTTCGGGCTCGCCGTCCTCAATGAGTGACTTGAGCGCGTTGATACATGTCTCAAGCTGTCCGATCGTTGACGTGATGACGTCCTCGTCGGCCTTGCTGTTTCTGCGTCCGCTCTTGGTCTCGGGCTCTGTGGCCTTGACCTCGGTGACGACTGCGTTCTGGTTAGCGGGTACGGTGACGACGGAGATCTCGAAGACTTCCAGCTCCTCGAGCACGTTCATCACTCCAGCCTTTGCCTCGTCCTCATAAGGCGCGCGGGCCTTTAAGACGTCATAAGCAAATGAAAACTGATAGATCGCGCCGCTCTGGAGCATCTTGCGGACGTCCTGAGCGAGTGCCGTGTCTAAAAAATGCGCCTCAATATAGGGGCCTTTTTCCGTGTCCTCGACACTGTCGACGGCTCCGATCACCTTGTCGAAGTCGTGATTAAAACAGAGCGGGAACGGGTGCCCGCTCTCTTTTCTCTTTTCGAGTGTCTTGGTGAACGCGCCCGGCTCGATGATGTCGCCGTAACTGTCGGGCGTCTTGTCGTAGGTGCTAAAAAAGCCGGAGATGCCTCCGACTTCGTTCGCTTTGAGTTCAAGTGTTTTGTATTTCATGGTTAACCTCCAGTGATGACGACCTCGGTCGTGCAATTACATCCACAACTTTCGTCGGGGTCTCCGATGTCCTCCCCGGGCCAGTGCTGGCCGTTTGAGAAGTCCGCATCGATCGGGACGCGCTCGCCGTTCATAGCTGCATGACTTGGGCGGGCGTTTGTTCCTGTGACCCACTCTTTTTCAATGACGCGGCCGATAACACCCGGCGCACTGTCCTCAACGGCTTGGTGTGCCGCCTCAGCTATTGCGAACGATGCGATCGAACCCGCCGCGCTCCGTCCGAGAACGTCGGACGTGTTCGCTCTCTTCTCGAAGACCTTAACCGCATCGGGCTCGTCCTCGTTTAGATCGCGCTCGAGCTGGGCGAGGGTGCCCTCGTTTATCTTCTTTGCTCTTGCTTTCGCGGTCGCCTTGATGTAGTTGCGTGTCTTCTCGGTCACGTATGCCGAGCCGAGTGTCTTCGCGGCGTCCTCGCCGTGTTTGTCCGCGATTTCCGTCAGAACGGGCTCGAGATCTTCGGCGAGTTCCTTGTCCCAGCGCTCCGCGTTCCAAAAGTCCGCGTTGTTCGCGCCTATCTTCGGGAGCACACTCTTCGCCTGTCGATTAAAAAAGGCCGCGAGGATGCTCGTGACCTTTTCATCGTCTTCTTTGTCGCTCTTGCCTTTTATGCGCAGTTCTGTCTGTTCTTTGCACGCCTTACATCCGCACGGCTCAAGCTTTTTCGCCTGATTATCAACGCCCGGATAGTCATACGCGCCGGGCGTGCTGTCCTGTGGACTTGCCTGACCGCCTTCGATGACATTGAGCGGCGTGATGATCTCCTTGCCCTGTCCGTCGGGGAGCGGTGCGAGGTTGAGCTCGGCCCTGATCTCGTCGCGCGTCATGTACGGAGCACCGCACGCGCTCTGGTAGATGCTCGCGCGCTCCTCAAATGAGCCTTTGAGCTTTTCATTGAGGTCAAATTCGACATATGTGTTCGGGTTGGCTCCGATCATCGGGAGCAAAAACGCGTTTATTCGCTGTTGTATCATTTGGAGCACGGGACCGAGACAGTCGGCATACAACGCGCGGGCGTTGTCCCTTGCGCTTGCGTATGTCTGGGTGTTGCTGTGCCAAATGAGCGACGGGTTGACGCCATAAGCGGCCGCGACAGCCTCACGGGTGAGGATGACGGACTGAGACCATTCGGCCTCTTTCCAGTTCGTCGCGTAGGGCTTGATCTCCATGCCGTCCTCGAGGACCGGGATGCCGCCCGCCTTTGAACCGTTGCCGCTCCACGCCTCACGGAACGCGGTCACAAATCTATTTTTTTGTTCCTCGGTCCACGGCTCGACGTCTTTCGGCCTGATTATCTGCGCGTTGAAACGTCCCGAAGATCTCCAGAGCTGACGCCTAAACCGTCCCGCCTCGACCTGTTCGCTCAACGTGTTCCTGAGCGCCGAGATCGGCGAGATATAGCCGCCCGGTGAGCCCGCGCTGTACGTTCTGAACTGTACGAACTCGGAGCGCGGAACGTCGAACGCCGTGCCGCCGTTGGTCGTGCATATTCTTATAGTGTCGGGCGCGTAGCTGTTCGCCTGTCCTCCGAACTGGAGCCACTCCGTCGGAACGATGCGGAGCTGTCTGTCGCTCTCGCTGTCCGCGTCCGGGAGCACCCAGACAAAAACGGAGCCATAGACGAAATACTCGACCGCGAGCGCTCTGATAAATTCAAAACATGTCTGATCTGCGTTTGGGCGCCAGAGTAGACGGGCCGCTTTGCTTTCTCGATCGCGATGCCGCTCGGTCTCGCCGTCTCGGATGTAGACCTTGAGCGGGAGCTGTGCGATGCTGTTCGATAAAAAGTTAACGACGGCCTGTAAATTGTCCTGTGTCTGATATAGTTCTTTGGCCTTCATGTTGAGGACTTGCGTCGAGGCGTCGCCCGTCAATGTGACATTTATCACTGACGGCCTCGAGGCAAAACGCCACCGCTCGAAAATACTCGCCATTTTTTTCGTTCTCCTCTTTTCTTTTTAGATAAAAGTCAACCCTCCCCCCGAGGCATAGACCGAGGTGTAGATTTTCTTCTCTTTTTTGCTGATCATTGTCGCGCCCGCGTATGCCATAGCGCACGCCATAAGCGGCGCGATGTCGTCGGGGCTCTTGTTTCTGTCCGGGAGCATTATGCCGCCGCCTAAGTTTCGCATTTGGCACGTGCGCCCCGGTGCGTCGAGTGTCGGCTGTGGTAAATGGTAAACTTTAACCCCGCCGCCGTGGTTATCGGGTGAGCACGCCGCGACTGCGTCATAAAATCGCGCCCAGCCCGCCGACAGATCGGGACCGCCTTGAGCAAGTCGCTCGACGCCCTTGATCGTCGTGATCTGTTCCGCGAGACCGCTGACAGGTGCACCGCGCTCTTGAAAACAGAGCTTTATGCCGCCGTATTTTTCAACGCGTGATCTAAACCAGTCAACGGCCCACTCCGTCCCGATGCGTCTCTCGACGACTTCGATGTGATAGTTGCCGTCTTCGCGCATCCCACAGACCGCGATGACCGTCCACTTTCTGTCTTGCGACATGTCGACGCCCCAAAAGAGCTCACTGTCTTCGCGGATATAGCTCTCGGGGTCTTGACCTCCGAGCCACGCCCCGTCTGGGAACGGCTCGGGGAGTATCGTCTCGACCTGTTGACATAAG